TGCATAATTGCAAATTTACCTGAAATTCTTCTGGTTGTATAATTCTTTCAGTTAATGTTACAGTAGAAGTAGCATCAAAATCACAAGTTGCATTTTTAACAATTCCGTCAGTTGCAATTTTTTTGATAACCTCTTTGTACTTGATGTTTGGTTTTACTTCAATACCACCATTTTCGATAGTAGAAGCAGATAATAATGCAGCAGAGATATACTTTCCAGCAAACTCACCAGCATAGGTTGTTGTAATACTTGTTGTTGTAGCCATTTTTTATTTAATTTTTATTTTTATTATTTGGTTAATTTATTTAATACTACATCAAATGTTGTAGCTTGTCTTTTTTTAGAATATAAATTCATTTTAACTTCATTAGTAGCTTCTGGATTGTGTGATAAAACTTCAATGTTATCATTTGATAATTCTACTGTTTCTGTTTTAACACTTTTCAATTCAGCAATTTCTGCTCTTAATTTTTCAATTTCAGAAAAGAACATTTCTTTAGTAACACTTTCAACTACTCTTTTTGGTGTAGCTACTTCTGTTGCCATTTCTTCTTCTTTTTTAGTAGTTTCTACTTCTTCTTCAACTTCTGGTGCTTCTTCTTCTGGCATTTCAATAGATGTAATAACACCTTCAGTTTCTACTTTTAATACGTTACCATCTTCTAACATATATTCACCAACTGGCATTGGTACTCTTTCATCTTCATTAACAATAAAGATTGCCATTTCTGGTTCAAATGTTTCTGCTTCAATAACAGTAACACCATCCATTAGTTTCATTTGAGCAAGTTTTACATCCATACCCAAAAGTTCTTTGATTTGATTTACTACGTTCATATTTATTTATTAAAATTCATTAGATTTATCTATTGCAGAACTTGTTAACTGCCAAGCTTTATTTATATCGTTGTATCCTGGAATAGTTGTTGGATTAATTCCTAAATCTTTTGCCTTTTGTTCAACATTATTAATTAATTTTGCTTGAGTATTTAAAACACTCTTTGCTCCATTTGTTTCTGTTTGCAATAATTTATAACTTGCCTCATAATTTGCAATTGATTTATTTACTGCTGAAGTAGCTGCTTGTAAAAAGTCAACACCTTGTTTTAAATCATCAGCTAAAGCCAATTCTATTTTTTGACTTGACAATTCTACTTTGTCAAATAGTTTATTTCCAATCTTTGTTACTTCTGGTGTCATCTATTTTTTATTTAAAAATTAATACTATTTATATTTGTTATAAATTGGTTAGCCATTTGTTCTAACCATTGTTCTTTCTCCATCTACAACTGTTACTGATGAAGTGCCTTGTTCAACTGTTGAACCAATACCTTGATTGATTAATTCACCTTTGCAACATTCTGATGAATATGTGCTATCATCACATAAACAACCTCTTTTAGCATCCTTTGGACTTGTGTATTTATTCTTTCCCATTTTAAATATGTTAAACATTAATTAGTATTTGTTTTATTTTTTCAATTAATTCTTGCTCTTTACTTTCTTGTAGATTTAATTCTGCTTTTTCGCTGAAATATCCTTCAATAGAATATCCTTGATATTTACCTTCTTTAACATCATTCCAAACTTCATCATTGTCTATTCTTTGAACTACAACCCAAGCACCTTCAACTGCATTTAAATTGTAAATAGCTGATTTATCTTTTTTAACATCTTCAACTATCCAACTTTCTATTGTATAAACACCTTCTGTTTTCTTGTCGTGTTCTAATGTTGAATTATGTATTTTAAGTTTCTTTAAATAAAGTTCTGATGCTTTTCTTACTGTATCTTTTGAGAAACGAATGTTATATTCATAATCACCATTACGTCTGTAAATATCTTTTTCAGGAATTAAAGCTAAACCTATAACTATTCTTTTATCTTCATCAATAGTTTTAAGTTCTACTTTGTGTTCATTTAGTGCAACCCAATTTTCTTCAATAGCTGGGAATTTTACTAAACTAATAGCATCAATCCCATCTTGAATATTTTCTTCATCTATATCTAAATAAATAGTTTCTAACTTTTTCATTATACTTTTTTTTAAAAATTAAATTATTTATATTTTGTTTTAAATAAGTATCATTAAGTCTGTTTTTATTAGTTAATGATACTTTTAAGTAACATTATCCTAAAGTAGCGTTTTGAACTATTCCTCTATTTAAACCTTGTTGTGTAGTTACATCTGAACCAACAACAAATGCTCTAACTGGTTGACTTTCTCTACCAGCCATACTTTGTGCTATTTGATTTGCACCACCCTCACCAACCACATTAAATTGTGGAGCACCACCACCACCACCTCCAGCAGTTCCACCCATAGAAGGAGAACCACCAGCTGAACCACCGCCTATGGCACTTAATGCTTTACTTGTAGAAGCTATAATATTAGCTGCACCAATAGCACCTTGTGCAATATGAATACCACTCCAAGGCATACCAAGCGTTAATGGAGATGCAGTATTATCTTTACCTACTGCTGTAATTGTGCTTCTAACTAAACTTGATAAAGCCATAGCATTTTCAGCTATAATAATTGCTTTTTGTACACCTTTATTTTTTTCAAATAAACCTTTAGCTGCTCCAAATGCAGAATTTAATAATTCCATTTTAGCATCTTCAATAGCTTTCTTTTGTGCTAACTTTGCTTCATCAATAGCTTTTTCATTTTCATAATCTTTTTGTTGTGCTGCTAATTTAATATCATTTAAATTATTTAAATGTTGAATTTCTAATTCTTCTATTTGTTCTGGTAACATTCCAGCATCTTCTGCAGATTGTCTTAATTTCTCATATCTTTCATTTTCATCATCAATAGATTTATCTTTTTCTGTTTTTATTCTATCTGCATTTTCTTTAGTTGCTTTTTCTATTTCATCTAAAACTTTATAAGTATCGTCTATTTGTTTATCTCTTTTTGTTTTAGCTATTTCTTGCTCCTCTTTTTCTAATTCTTCTCTTTTTCTTTTAGCTTCTGCTGCTGCTTCATCACGTTTCTTTTTTAATTCATCATTATGTGCTTTCTGTTTATCCTCTAATGATTTTTTATGTGTTGCATCTAATATTCTTTCTTCTTGACGTAACTTTTCAATTTCTTCTTGATTGCCTTTATTTAAAAGTAACTTTCTATGTAAATTATCTTTTTCTAAATTATAAGTATCATTACCTGATGCTTTAGCTATTGCAATTTCATTTTCTTTATTCTTAATTTGCTTTTCTAATCTTGCTTTTGCATAAGCATCATTTTGGTCTTGCCTTTCTTTTGCTGCACCTTTTTCATAATTACCAATTACATCATAACCTTTTTTAATTTCATTTATAGCACCTTTAAAATCTAATTGTAATAATTTTAAAACAGCTTTAAATGGTGTTAATAAATATTGAACTATTGCATTACCTACTCCAAAAAATACTTCTTTTAATTTGTCAAATTGTTTAGTACCTTCTTTTAATGCTGGTACACTATCACCTACTAACTTTTTTAATGCATCCCAATTAGCATATAAAGCACCTAAAGCAACAACTAATAAACCTATTCCTGTTGCACCAATAGCACCCTTAATTCCTTGAAAAGCATTAATAGCAACTGCTTTTATATTTCTAAATGTATCAGGTATTTGTTGTAATACATCTAAACCTTGTGATACTGCTAATGCTGATTGAACTTTTAAAATAGCTTGTTGTGCATCTTCAGATTGTACACCAACTAAACCCATTGCACCTTCAAATCCAGCTAATGCACCAGCAGCAACATTTGCAGCACCAGCTAATGCCTTGAACTTTGCGTCTGGATTAAATGCATCAGTTAAATCTTTTGCATCACCTATCCTATCTTTTAAATCAGCTGCTCTTTTAGCTGCTTCAATAGCTTCTTTAGATGTTGCCCCAAACTTATCACTTAACGATGCAACTTCTGCTTGTGCTTTTCTTAATTCACTTTTTAATGATGTAACTGCTTGTTCAGTTTGTGATAAATTAGAATTAACTTCTAAATTTACAGTTTTAGTTTCTGCCATTTTTCTTTTCTTTTATTTGTCGTTTAAATTGCTTTAATGTACCTAAAAATGTTTCTGGTAATTCATATTTACCTTTTGCAATTTCTATTGTTTCTGATTGCCCGTAATGCTCATCTAATTGAAGCATTTCTAATATTAACTTTATCATATTGCTGTTTGCGTTACAATTATAAATTCTTCCCTATCTTTTACTCCATTCAAATAATATTCTAATATTATAAATGTACTCCTATCCAATCCAGTTGTATTTTCTGGAACTGTAACTTCTAATGTAGTATCAGTTGTAATATCTCCTTTTGCAGTATATGTTAAAAAATCTATACTTGCTTTAATATTAAAATAATCATAATCATTTAAGTATAATTCTAAATCAAAAATTAGTTCTTCTTTGTCTGTTTGTATGTTTTGCATACTTGAAAATCTATAACCTACTGAACTTGCAGCATCTACACCTCTATAATCTGTTAATAGTTCTAAATCTGTTTCTCCAGTTGTTAAATCAGTAGTAAATGAATTAATTAAATATCTTTTGTTTCTTATTACTAACCTATCATTTAACGCAATTCCTAAAGGTATTCCAGCACCATTTGTAACAGTACTTCCTAACAAACTTGGTGGTAATAATGCTTTTACTTTTACTAATCTTGTTTTAATATTATAAAGATTATCAATAAAATTTTTATAGTGTCTAAAATATAATCCTTGTGGTGCTAATTGATTTAACCAACTTGATTGTTCGTTACCAAAGTTCATAGTCATTAACTGCGAATGTGTAACATCAGTAGGCATATTATCATATTCATTTGAAAAACGATTATAAAAACTTAATTGAGTTGCTGAACCTCCAATATTTGTTACATATATTTGGTCTGTTCCAGTTAATTCACCTACTCTTTGGTTCATATAAATAAGCATTGGTTTTGGAACATAAGGTTTTAAATCTTTATCTATTAAAGTTGCAGTTTGGAATAATTTGCCTTGTGTTGGCACTTCAAATAAAACATTTTCAAATGGTAGTTTAATATCATAAGTTGAATTTTCTGTAATCCTTTCTGAATTATAAATTAAGTCACCATAATTTTGTTGAAATAAACCTCTGTATGCTTC